CGGCGCCTGGGTGGATCCGAAGCTGCGGCGTCTGCTCGTGGTGGAGATGTATTGGCGGGACGCCCAAAGCTGGAGCCGCTCGGTCTTCACCGGCTCCGACGTGCTGGAGCATGGCCCGAGCCCTTACCAGGATCACAAGGGCCGCCCGGACTGCCCCATCGAGGCCCAGAGCGCTTATGTGCGCCGCGACAATGGTCGCTACGGGGCTGTATGGGATATGATCGGCCCGCAGGACGAGGTGAACAAGCGCCGGTCCAAGAGCCTGCACCTGCTCAGCGTGAGCCGTATCGAGGCCAAGGACCCGAGCGCCATCAATGTGGACGCGGAGGAAGCCCGGCGCGAGGCGGCGCGGCCCGATGGCGTTCTGCCCTATGGCGCATGGGGCCAAGCCCCGCGGTTCTGGGGCGGTCAGCTGAGGATGCGTCAGGGCGCGCGCTTCTGGCGCGGCAGCAATCGGGCCTGACGGAGCTGGCCAATCTCTACGGCGCCCTGGAGGACTTCGAGCTGCGCGTCTATCGCCAGTGCTGGGGGAGGGCCAAACAGTTCTGGCGCGCGCCGCAGTTCATCCGGGTCACGGACGATGAGAACGCGCCGCGCTTCGTGGGGCTGAACCAGCCCCAGGTTCATCCGGCCACGGGCGAGGTTCTGGGCTATTCAAACCCCATCGCCGAAATGGACGTGGATATCGAGATCGACACCCAGCAGGACGTCGGCAACCTCCAGGCCGAGGCCTTCAGCGAGATCCTCGACCTGGTGAAGATGAGCCCGGTCTATCAACAGCAGATCACCCTCAAGCAGCTCATCCTCCTCTCCCCCATCCCGCACAAGCGCTCCGTCATCGACGCGGTGGACCAAGCGAGCCAGGCGCAGCAGGCCGCCCAGGCCCAACAGCAACAGATCGGCCAGGCCCACGCCGTGGCGCAGATCGATAAGACCAAATCAGAGACCGCGCGGAACGAGGCCGAGGGGACGGCGCGGATGCTGAATGCCCTCAGCGAAGCCCACGCAGTTCACGCGGAACATGCGGCGGCGGGGTTTGAGGCGGGGGTGGGGGCCGTTGAACCGCGGAACTCACCAGAGATCACGCCCAGTCCCCTGGGTCCCGCATCTTCGCTGTGCTTCGTGCGGGATGACGGGGCGGGGGATGTGCGGGGTGAGGGACCCTAGGGGCGTTGGAGGTGGCTGAGGGGGCCTTTGGGGACGGCGTTGATTGAGTCCCAGAGGTCGAGCCATTGGGGGTTGGCCGCTTCGATGAGGGCGATCTTCCAGGCGCGGCGCCAGCGCTTGATGACTTTTTCGCGGGTGATCGCGGCTTCGATGTCGCCGTGGTCCTCGAACCAGACGAGATGCTTGACGCCATAACGGGTGGCGAAACCGGGAGTGAGCCCCAGGCGATGTTCAGAGACGCGCCGTAAGAGATCGCTCGTCACGCCGGTATAAAGCGTTCCGTTTCTCTGGCTGGCCAGGATGTAAACGCAGCCACCTTTTTCCATCACGCCCAAACCTTAACCGTCATCCCGCGCGCAGCGAAGCGGAGACGCGGGACCCAGGGGACTGGGCGTGATGACCGCAAGTCGACCCCGCCGCCGGGGGTAACGGGCGTTACGGGCCGCCACCGTATGGGCGAATAGGAAACCAGGAAGATGGATAAGGAAGATCTGGCCTCCCTCATTGAGGGGGAGCCTGAAGGCGTGGCCGAAGAGGAAGCTCAGGTCACGGAACAACCAGCGCCGGCGGCCGAGACCAAAGAGGCGGGCGAGACGCCCACCCTCCAAGTGACGCCGCCACCCGCTCCGCCAGAGCCTGGTCACGTTCCCGTGGCCGCGCTGTTGGATGAGCGGGATAAGCGCAAGGCCCTGGAGAAACGCCTGGCCGATCTTGAGGCCGAGCGGAAGACCCCGGGTCCTGCCCCTGAGCCGACCACCGCCCAACAGATGTGGGGCCTTCGGATGGATCTCTCGCGGGAGCTGATGGTCAGTCAGCACGGCGAGGCGGAAGCCCAGGCGCTGCATGAGTGGGGGGAGGCGAAGTGTGGGTCTGATCCGCACTTCAACCAACAGGTCTATGCGTCGAAGAATCCCTACGCGTTCATTCGCCAAGCCCGCCAACGCGAGATGCTTCTCGCCGAGGTGAGCCCGGACGATCTTGAGGACTACAAGGCGTGGAAGGCCAGCAAAGCCCAGGGCGGTTCGCCCGCGCCCACGCCGGGGGCCACACCGTCTCCGACTCCAACCCCGCCGCGCTCCCTGGCCAATGCGCCAAATGCGGGCGGGGCGGGCGCCGTCGCCGAAACGCCCATGGGGCCCGGCGCGGCCTTTTCACAGACCATTCGTCGCTAATTCGCCTCGTCGCATCGTGCGGCCGGGCAACTCTTAGATAGGAGCCCCGGCCATGGCCGAGACCATTCTCTCCACCGCCAATGAACGGCAGATCTGGATCACCAAGTACTTCCAGGAATATGTCCGCACCTCGCGGTTCATGCCCTACATGTCGAATGCCGACATCAATAAGGGCGGCATCATCCTCACCAAGTTCCAGCGTGAGGACGAGGCTTTCCGCACCATCAATATCCCCTTCATCGCCCGTCTGAAGGCGCTGGGCGTCACCGGCGCCACGGTGCTGGATGGGGCGGAAGAGGAGCTGGTGAACTACAACTGCCCGATCACCATCGATTGGCGTCGGAACGGCGTTCGTCTGCCCAAATCCACCACCTTCCGCACCGAAATCAATCTCTGGGACGCCGCCCGCGACGCCCTGATGGTCTGGGAATCGGAGAAGCTGCGCGACGACATCATCAAGGCCCTGGCCATGGTGGTGGTCGACGCCAATGGCACGATCGCCTTCTATGATCAGGCCACGGCGGCGCAGCAGAACACCTGGAACGCGGCCAATTCCGACCGGGTGCTCTTCGGCTCCAACATCTCCGACTATTCGGCGACCTTCGCCACGGCCATGGCCAATGTGACCACCAGCATGACCGCCAGCGCGGCCATGGTCTCCAAGGCCAAGCGCATCGCCAAGCAGGCGGACCCGCACATCCGGCCCTATCGGGTCGAGGACGGGGATGGTCGTGAGTACTATGTGCTGTTCAGCGGCTCGCGCACCTTCCGCGATCTGAAGCTGGATACGAACATTATCAACGCCAACTCCAACGCCCGGGCCCGCGAAGGCATGGGCATGGAGAAGAACCCGATCTTCCAGGACGGGGATCTGCTCTGGGATGGTGTGATCATCCGGGAAATCCCCGAGATCGACACCTATTGCGGGGCGATCTCCAACCCCAATGGCGGCACGGCCTTCAACGGCGTGGGCGGATCATCCGGCGATGTGCGCCCGATGTTCCTCTGCGGCGGCGGGGCCGTGGGCGTCGCCTGGGGCCAGGAGCCGACCCCGCGCACTGACATGATCAAGGACTACGGGTTTCGGCCCGGCGTCGCCATCGAGGAGCTCCTGGGCGTCAAGAAGATCAACTTCAACGGCGTCCAGAACGGCATGGTCACGGTCTTCGCCGCGGCGAGCGCCGATTCTTAAGGTTTTTTCCACAGATACACACAGATGAACACAGATGGGCCCGGGGTGCGGCGCCTCTCCAGCTAAATCGGCCGAAGGCCATTCATTGCCTGCGGCGCTTAAGGTTCGTGAAGCGGCGCCGCTCCTACCCCTCATCTGTGAACATCTGTGTCCATCTGTGGACAAACCTTCCTTCCCCATCCCTCAACTCTGAAAGGAGCGGATCGCCATGTCGACCGCCTATACGACTGCTTTGTTCAACGCCAAGGTGGGCGCGTCCTCCGGGCACGGCATCAGCCGGATGTCCACCCATCTCCACGCCATTTCGGGAGCGATCTCGACCTGGGCGGCGAACGACACCATCGCCGTGGGCTATATTCCCCGCAATGCCGTCGTCACCAATGTGATCCTGAAGGCCGCGAGCCAGCTGGATAGCAATGGAACCCCCACCCTGGCCCTCGATGTCGGTGTTGTCGGAACCTCGCAGCTCTTCAAGGCCGCCGTGACCACGGTGGGCCATGCCTCGGGCGCCAGCGTGGACACCACCAACACCGGCGCCGGCTACCTCTATCAGAACACCAGCGGCGCCGATCAGGAGGTGTTGATCACCGTCCACACGGCGGCGGCCACGGCTGTCGCCGGAACGCTCGAACTCGACGTGGAATATTACGTCGAGGATGTCGCCGGCTCGAACCCGTAAGGGGCCGCCATGACCGTCGAGGATATCCAGCGGGTCGGCCAGCACTGGCTTTCGGCGGCCGCCACGGCGCTCGCGCTGGTGGCCGTCGCCTTGCTGGGCTGGACCGGCTCACAGCTCATCGCGATGCGCGATGACATCCACACCCTGAAGGACGCCCTGCCGAGCATAGAGGCGCGGGTGGATCGCCTGGAGAGCCGCGAGGACAAGGTGATTGAGGTTCTGGGTGATCAGATCGACCGGGATAGGCGCCGATGACCACGCCCCTCCTGATCGATGATCTGAAGCGTGAGGAAGGGCTGCGGCTCGAGGCTTACGCTGACACGCGCGGCGTCTGGACCATCGGCTATGGCCACACACCGGCCGTGGACGGCGCGGTCTGGACGCTGGAGGCCGCCCAGATTCAGCTTGCGGCTGATCTCGACGTGGTTCTGGCGCGGCTGGACAGGGAGCTTTCCTGGTGGCGCACCCTGGATGACGTGCGCCAGGATGCCCTGGCCAATATGGCGTTCAATCTGGGCGTCGGCGGCCTCCTGGACTTCCACCACATGCTGGAGGCGCTTGAGGCCGGGGATTGGCACACCGCCAGCGCCCAGATGCTGCTGAGCGAATGGGCCGCCGAGGTCGAGGACCGCGCCCAGCGCCTCG